AATATTAGAACGGATGGCCGCTATTGGCCTTAAGAGGTTTTAGTATAAATGAGACTCCAGAACTCCACGAATATGACAGGATTAAACCTAAAACCTGGAGTCCCAGTTCAAAATGCCAAGACAGCCTAATTCTTTCCGTATTCAAGCAAGAAATATTTTTCTCACTTATCCTCAGTGTACAATACCAAAAGATGAAATGCTTCAACTGCTTCAAAACCTCAACTGGACAGTCGTCAAACCAACATATATCAGAGTCGCCGCCGAGAGACACGCCGACGGAACACCGCACCTCCACTGCCTTATACAACTTTCAGGAAAGTCCAACATCAAGGACTGCAGATTTTTCGACATTACTCACCCCCAACGGAGTACCTCTTTCCATCCTAATGTCCAATCAGCCAAAGACACCAATGCCGTCAAGAATTACATCACCAAAGAAGGTGATTATTGTGAATCCGGACAATACAAGGTCTCTGGGGGAACAAAAGCAAACAAGGACGCCGTCTACCACAACGCCGTCAATGCAGGAGGTGTACGAGAGGCTCTTGACATCATAAAGGCTGGGGATCCAAAGACATTCGTGACTCAACATCACAATGTAAAAGCCAACCTTGAACACATATTCGCGAAACCACCAGAACCCTGGAATCCGCCGTATCCTCTCTCCTCCTTCACAAACGTCCCCGAAGAAATGCAAGAGTGGGCCGATGATTACTTTGGCAGGCCTGTTGCCGACAGCCATAAGGCCAAATCCATTATCATAGAAGGGAACAGTAGAACGGGAAAAACGTGCTGGGCAAGAGCGTTAGGTACACACAACTACTTGTGTGGACACCTCGACTTCAACATGCGCGTGTATTCCAACGAAGTGGAATATAACGTCATAGATGACGTAGCCCCGACATACTTGAAGATGAAGCATTGGAAAGAGCTCATCGGGGCCCAAAGGGACTGGCAAAGCAATTGCAAATACGGGAAACCGGTTCAAATTAGAGGAGGGGTCCCCACCATTATACTTTGTAATCCTGGTGAGGGATCTAGCTTTCGAGATTTTTTAGACAAGCCTGAAAATGACGGCTTGAGACAATGGACATTATATAATGCCATTTTTATATTCCTGGATACTCCATTATTCGACAATGGAATCCATTAAATATTCAATAAAAAATCTCAGGCGCACAATATGGGAGATCGAAGCAACAAAGAAGCAGCCGGATCTTTACACTTTGAAAATCAAGGTTATCGAAGGCCGAGGGAGGACAGTACCACCTGGATCATTTATGACTTACTATTTTTCTTTTCTTCTTGATCGTTCAGACCAATCTTTTGGTTTGGTAATCGATGAATGGATAAGGATTGTACGTATCTTGTTCAGAGTAGACGATATAACTCATCTGGACATAGAACAAATAGGATCTTCTTTCAATCTTGCTCTACTTACATACGATGTAAACATCTTAGAAATCGTCGACTCATATTGTACTACTCTTAAAGTTCTATTTTAATAAAGAAGCGCAGTTTAATAATATATTGTCTTCCTTTTTGTGTGTATCTTGATTTTTCCCCCTTCTGCGCGCTACTTGACAGTTACGCTTGCTTTTTTTTTGTGAACCCTTCGGGTTCATTGCGTTTGATACTATAACTGTTAGTTAACAGTCTATTGACGCCTTTGTCTAGAAATGCAGGGCTAAAGCCCTGCATTTATAGATCAAAGCCTAGTCCGTTTATTCGGGTTGTTTACGCTCGCTGCGCTCGCTCTGCTTCAAAACTAAACCCTAAGGATAAGGGGACATGGCAGGGCAAAAGTAGGAACCCAAGCACATTCTTTAAAATACATTACTTATTTTATTAATAAAAATAACATCGGCAATTGCCAAATAATGTAGCATACATATTAGTATTATCGGCATTATCATTAACAACAATATAAAGTATAGCATTCTCCTTAACATCTTCGTATTTCCCGCCACCAGTATCCTTCCATATAGTCTTCACATTCAAGTTGCGAATATTGATGTTCATACCCTTCTTGTAATTAGGCATAGAAGGACCCTTGTAAATATCCTTGCTACCATAAGCTGCTCCAGTAGACATTAAATGTGTAGTCCACTTCCTCTTCACAATAAACCTCTCATTACTATCTCTCCTAATGCGGAAAGTAGAAGGCATAGCTTGACCATTTGATGGAATATCAAATATATCATCCAACTTAACAGGAAACACCGAACCAACATCCTTGTCTATGATAATCCAATGATATTGAGTCATGTAATTTGGAGTATCCCAAAAACTAGAACTGCCCATTAGCGCCATATCAAACTTCATATGCTTCGTAATAGTCGTGTTAGTAGACCGTTGACTATCTCCAATACCCTGGACATAATTATTCAACATAGTAATCATACCATTATTGCTAATGGTAGAACCCAATCCACCAGCACCAAGCATATCATCATACATCTTCAATTTCAGGGCCTTCGTCTTGCGAGCAGGCCTCTTCCATTGGTATTTTCTCATGGGCCCAGTCTTCCTCTTCTTCGACCATGACGGTTGGTAGGGAGCCTTTCTCTTCTGGCCCATCTGATAAGTATTTCTTGTATATCTCCTCATACAACTCACACTTTCTAGAAAAAGTACACTTACGCTTCAACAGTTTCTTCACCTCCTTCTGGAATCCCAGAAAGGCTTCCCCTTCTTCTAGGGTTAACGATTCGACTTCGTGACGGATACCTAGTATACACCACTTGTTGTATCTGAAAAAACAACTCGTCGAAACGGCTAACAAGGCTGGATAATTTCTTGGAAATTGACCCACTGTGAAAGGTCCCATAAAAATTCGTACAAGCCTGTAGAAGAATACTAGCTATGAATAGTAGGAATACCCAGTCTGGTAGACATACCATCATTTGTACATATATAAATATATGTACAAATACCGTATTTATTTAAAAGGATAAAGTTAAACTTGCCGACCAAGTTTCCTAGTGGGGTCTACTTTACTTTACTTTATAAAACCGGTCGCCGCCACTTTTGACCAGCCAACAATTTTAAGACACGTGGTAGCATCGCGGCCATCCGGT